AATATTCCAGTAACTCTGGCATCACCATTAACATACAAAGAGGTTCCCGATGCTCCAACAGCACCAACCTCAAGTGTAAATCTAGGATTGGTGGTTCCAATACCAACACTAGAAATAGTATTGATACCGGCGCTAACAGTATCCCATACACCCCCATTAAAATTTAAGTTAGTGCCGTCTCCAAAATAAGTGTAAATTTCGGAAAAGTTGTCATTAACTTTTGCAGCACCAACTCTTAAATTATCACCACTTCCATCATTAGGGGATGAACCTGTTCCTATTCCCTGTCTTGCCATTATTCTTTGGGTTTAAAGGTATTTATATTGTGTTGGTATTCTTTTTAAATCTAAGATATTTTGTTCGGATCAATGCATCCGAAGTTGATAATCCCGAGAATCCATTTAAAGTTCTTGCATCATAAGCAAGTTCTTTTGTTCTAGCATCAACTATGGTTTTACCCCAACTAAATTCGCCAAAATAATTAGAGGTGGATATTCCACCAGCATAAGATTCTACTCTAGAATTATCAAAAGTGAATAGTGTAGTATCAAATGATTCTGTGGTTGAGCTAAACCCAATAGTTCCTACTCCAGAGATTACAGAATTTACTCTTACAACATTAGTAGATATTCCACTAATATTTCTTGAAACTATTTGAACGGATTTTGCTTGGAATACTGAATCAATAAATGATGAGGTAATTCCTATCATATTGTTGGATACATCAAGAGATGTAAGATTATCATTTTTGCTATCAACAGTAGCATTAGAATTAAATACAGTGAAGTAATCTCCAACAGATATTGAACTCAAGGTTATCGCAGATCCAACTAAATTTGCGTTTCTCAATTCAGAATCATATGGAATATGGAACTCCAAAATAATTTCATTTGTAGTTGTTCCAATTGTAGTTGTTCCAAATCCAACAATAACACCAGAATCTCCAGAATAAGAAGAAACGTCACAAGTCTCTGTTTGTTGTGCTGGAGGACTAATAAGAACTAATGGTGGATTATCTTGACTATATCCAGATCCACCATCAGTAATAGTGATTCCACTAACAACTCCATTAGTGATTGTTGCAGTCGCTGTTGCAGTTGTAGATCCTATACCAACACTTACAACTGGTACTGTTGAATATCCAGCACCACCATTATTGATTGTGATTGAGGTAATAGTTCCAGTAGAGGAAACCACAGCAGTTGCGGCAGCTGCTACAGTTTCTTTGGATGAAGAAAATGTTACCTGTTTTTGAATAGTGTTTCTAAAGTTAGAATCACTATTCTCATTATTGGGATTAAATAGTGGTCTAATTCTATCAACGTAGATGATAGTAGAACCAATACTAACTGGTTTAATTATATTTGCAACTGGATTGATAATTGGTTCATAGATTTCTCTATCTTTACCAACTTCTTGTCCATTGATAATCTTATCTTCAGTCTGTCTACACCATGTAACAGGTCTTTCAAAAGTAGTGTCTCTGGTGTTACCAGGACCAAAATATGGAAGAGTGCTGACTCTATCAACATTAGTGACCGTGCTAATAGTTCGTGCATTCTCTTGATGATATGGTTTTTGCCCAATATCTGGATTATAATTGAGAGTTACTTCATCTCCATATTTAATTGTCTCAATTACTTCTCTTTCAATAACATCCAATTCATCTCCACTTCCTTTATAGAAGTTGATCGTAAGAATATCATCAACTTTTAATGGTTCTGTAAATGTTATTTGAGATCCGCCATTAAATTCATAAGCAATTCCAGGAACTTGAAGAATACCATTAACAAGAACAATCAATAGTTGATCAAGTTCAATCTTAGATCCTTTGGATTTATTGATTGATATTGGAACACCAGATTTTAATAATGGGAAATCGACTCTGGTTCCATCGATATAATTACTAACATCATCAAATGTCTCAATGACACCTACAGACCAACCAGTAAATTCATCATTGATGACTTTTTCGATTTGGATTTCAAATTGCTCTGATGGGGAGAAACTAGATGTAGTTGGAATTCCTGTCGTTCCTCCGACAGAAACTGTCAATCTTTCATTGTTACCATAACCATACCCAGTATTGTTAATCTCAAAATCAATAACACTAGATCCTTGACCAACAACAATATCAATTCTACCTGCTGTTCCAAATCCAGTTGTTCCAGAAACATATTCTAATGCCAGGTTGCTATATGAAAGTGGATTATCAAAGACTACAAATGGTGGATTTGTGGTTGTGTATCCAGATCCTGGATTTGTGATAGCAACACTAACAATATTGCCATTACTGATTGACGCAACTCCAACTCTAACTAAATTGGAACCAGTAAGACTGGAAGTTCCAACACTAACGTTGACAGTAGTTTGTACTCCAGATCTATAACCAGAACCACTATTACCAATTGCCACTGAAGTAATAGTACCTGCAGAAGATACAACTGCGGTTCCTCCTGCAGCAACTAAAGGTTGGAATCCAAGTCCAGCACTAGATCCAACAGAAACGATCATACCGCCTCTTGGGAAGGTGCTCAAACCAACATCGTTAGTCAAATCTCTAGAAGTTCCAACGAATGAAATTGTTGTTATACCAGAAGATTCATTAAGTGCATAATTGTTTAACTCACCTGGAGTTTGTAATATATCATTTACTAATACAATTGCGCCTTCATTGCTAATTCCATCTACATTAGATCCATTAGACTTTAATATAAACTCATTTTCGATTCCATCAAATTGATTAGAAATATCATCAAATACGTAATTCTTATGATAAGTCTCATTTGTTGTATTTGGAGCAGCAGATCTCAAGAAAGATCTTCCTTGGAAAGATGAACTTGTAGTTATTCCAACATAATCTCTCTCATCTGGAGGATTGGTCGGAGATCCTACTGGAGTGTTTCCATATGGTGCCTCAACAAAGTTCAGAGTATTTCTAACAATATTGTAGTTTCCAACAACTTTTGTCACCAGTTGTCCAGTTGCAATACCAGACTGAATGTTGGTTCCCATCCATCCTCTACGAACCACAATTCCGTTGGTGGTTCCAATACCAACACCCTCAATCTTCATAATTTCATCACCAACCTTAAACAGATCACCTCCAAAGAATGAAGTTATTCCTGTAAATTTAACAGAATTATCAGTAGTAACAACTTCATCAGCAAGTGTTGTTGTAATTGCCGTAGAAACGATAGGTGATTGGATGAGGTTGTCAATGGCAACCAATACTTTTGCATTTTGATTTGTTGCAATAAACGTATGAGCAGCACCCACACCTGTAGAAGTTAAGTTAATAACCTGAGGAACTGATTTCAGAGCATCTTCTGCACTTCTCGCAAGTTTAATCGTATTATCGTTAATTTTAACTGCAAATAGACCTGTTGGTGGTAGTAGTTCTGTTGTAACTCCAGTAACTGGGAATGTGGTTTGAGCAATACCAATCGATTGCGTGTTTCCAATACCAGGACAAGTATATTCAATTTGTTCGCCAGTTACATAGAAATGATTTGGAACAGTGATGGTATTTGTAGTGGTGTTGATACCGCTTTGAGAAACTGATCTCTCAAATATATTATCGTTTTTATGGGTGAGATCAAATGCTCTCTTAATATCCCTATCAGTTCCTGTGTACTCACCATAACCAGTCTCAATTGTTCCGTTCGTGAGATTAATGACATCTTTTGAATCATCCTCAATTCTAAGAGCATTAGTGTAAACATGAACGGTTGCATCTATTCCAGCGATTGGAGTGAATAGAACTTGAGTCGTAGCAGCAAGTCCAACAGCATCTGCAATCACTCTAGACCCAAAAGTTCCAAGACCAGAATGTGTCTGAATATTTGCAAATTCAGTTTCAAATGTTTCTGAAGTAGTCTCTCCCTCAATATGATCGTCAACGACAAAATATTCTAAGAATTCATATCGATCATTTGTAGTATCATGAACTTGGATCATAAAGTATCCAGCATCATATCTGTCTTCCTGTGTAGAGATATGACTTGGATATTCTGCAACAACACTCTGCGTTGGTGAACCAGACGATGAAATATTAGTCATTGTAGACTGCAATCTGGCATGTTTCATGTCAAGTGTTGATATGCCAGAAGTAATGGAAGACAATCCAACAACAACAGTATTGACTACTGCCTTTGCTCCTATTCCAGATGGATTGAAATCAACTTTAATATTTGAACCATCCAGACGTGCAGTATAAGTTCCAAATCCTACGTCAGACATTCCTCCTAGAGATGTGGTCAACTTACCATATTCTAAAATAGAAACATCTGATCCATCATGTACGATGTTTAGTTCTTGAGCCTCAAATTCATTGACATTAAATGTAGATGTTGCGCCATAAGAAACATTTTCTACGTCAGGAGCAATTTGAACAAGAACTTTGAGAGAGTGGTATGTACTACCAATACTAACAATTGTAGAAGATGATCCAGAATTGATAACAGTGCTATCAGAATCTATCAGAACTCCACCAATTGAGGTTGATCCTGTACTGAGGAAGTTGTCATTGAGGTTATATGAAAGTGCTGTAATATCAAAATCATTAACAGAAGACTTAGTTGGATAGAACAGCAATTCTCCATCAGTTCCACTAATCGCAAAATCAAATGATCCTTGATCATATACTGATTCAACCCTTGCATATTGGTTAATATATCCAAATGAACCATCATGAATCAAATCAACAATCATTGCCTGCCTTTCTTGCAGGAATCTCTTATCTCTCAGATAAGTGAAGTACTTTCTAAATCTAAAATCACTAAGATTAAAGGTGTTTAGAACAGTAAATGCGGTTGCTCTTGGATTACTATTAAATTGTGGACTTACATCATCAATAGACAATACTCTATTACCAGATGACTCTGTAAAGTCCGTTAGAATTTTGTTATTAAAAATAATTTCATCCGAAAGGATATTATTTCCATCATCAAAATCTAGATTGTTTTCTGTAGCAATATCGAAGTCAAACACACAATTAGTATCTACAAATCCATCCAAACTACTTACAATAGTAACATCTGTTAGTTCTGTGGATAATCCTACAGAAGCTCTTTCTCCAGCAGATTCTACTTGAAGATCTCCAAACTTTTTAAATCCAAGAGTATGATTTGTAGAAGAAACAGTATCTTTCCAGGTATCAAATGGAATAGTGCTCCTCAGAGAATAGGAGAAGTTTTGATAATAGAAACTATCTTGAAGTCTTTGTAAATTATCATTAAAGAATCCAGAGTCAGTTTGATTTCCACTGAATATAAGAGAGGAAACATCAGTCTCAAAATAAGATTCATATGAAGTTACTGATGAAGATATTCCTGCGAGTTCTGAAGTAAGACCCTTTATAACTTCACCAACTTCAAATGAATCACTCGAAAGAACTCTAACGGTTTTAGTTGTTCTATCCCAACTTTGTACAACACCCTCTTTACCATTCGTAGTAACAGTTTCTCCAACGAGATAATCTCCAGTAGTTAACGTAATATCAAATACTGGGAAGTTCTTTTCTGCAACGATCATGGCAGAGGAATTGATTAAATCAATCGTTCCTGGAACTTCTCCATTTGCCAATTCGTCTGCAAGATTATACTTGACACTACCAAGTCCACCAATGTTTGGAGTTACTTCAGTAAGTGTAAAGAGTTTATAACCATAATCTTTTGAGTTGTATCCTTTATCAGTGCCAGCAATACTGACATTTTCAATCATTACTTTGTCACCAACTACGAATGGGAAATTTTCACTAGCACTAAATCCAACTGAAAGATCAACAGTGACATCTTTGGTTACTGTATTAAATCCAACTGTACTGATACCAACTCCGTTAGAATTTCTTATCGGTAGAATTGATGGCGTAGAGTTGTTGATTCCTCTTGTGTTACTAAGAATAGTTACATTAGAATCACCGAGAGAATATTCGGTAGAGAGGTCAGTTATCTGGTCTCCTGTTTTTCCATCAAAGAACAATAAGTCAGGTGCGGATGAGTATCCTCTTCCTCCAGATGTAATATCAATGAAATCAATCTTTGCAAAAGAGTCAACTTTAATTATTTGAGGTAAAGATGCACTTGGTTTTAAAGTGCCGTCTGATGGGAAATCGTATCCAATATCTTCAAGTTTTACTTGTTCAATTGTTCCAATATCATTACTAACAGCAACTAAATCGGCATTTACTCCTTCAATAGTACTAATAGAAGTAACAGATGGCAATGTAGTATAATTTTTTCCAGAACTAGTTACATCTACCTTAGATATTGGTCCAGTTGTATGTGTACAGTCTGTAGTATATGTAATACTAGATGAAGTTGATACATAAGAGTCTGCTTCTGGAACTTCCGCTAACTCAAAGGTGAAGAAATTAGATCCTGCAATAGAAACTCTTCTATTTCCATTATAAACACTGTTTTGGCAGAAAATAGAGTTATTTTGGAAAACATCAGTGTCTGATATAATTTCAGATTTTTGTTTAGGTAATGTTCCATCAGAAATTGGATCGAACTTATAGTAGAGTCTTTCTGGAGTAGTTTTTCCAATAGAAACTGTTACTTTAGCATCTGTGGTTATTCCTACACTGCCAGATCTAGATACAGAGAAGTTATTGGATGATCCATCAGTTTCCCAAAGTTTAGTGCAACTAGAATCAAGATAAAAGTTAAGTTTAAACGCAGAATATTGAGTAGCTTGAGATGTATACGCAAGAGTAGCGTCTGACAGATCAAAGTTGAGTATAGAACTTCTATATGCATCAATCTTTGGATTTACTAATCCAAACTCGCCAAAAGATGTGCTAGAAATTCCAACAACACTTGGTTTTAGTTGAGTTGAATCATAATAAGTATTGGATAATTTAATATTATCGTTGTCAACTTTTACGACATAATAAATTTTGTCATTTTCTAATCCTTCACACGGAGAAATTGAAGTGTGAATTACTTTATCACCACTTTCATATCCATGACCAACTATACTAATAGTATTGGTCGAACTATTAACACCAACGGCACTAAAAGTTTCAATACCAACCAACACTCTTCTGTGAAGATCATTATATTTTACTTTATAAGTTGTTGCAAACGATGGATTAACATCAATATTAATAAAATGTTCTCCGAAAATTCCATGATTAACCCCAGTGGTCACCGTTACAGTTCTCTTCGTAGCATCTCCAGAAATGGTATCGTAGTTTGTTGTGAAACTATGATTATTTCCAGT